CTCAGATTGACTCTTTGATTCTAATGCAATAATTAAAACTTTTTCTTCTTTAACTAAGAATGGTCTGTATTTAATTTTTTTGTTTGATGATGGTAATTTCAACTCATACGTTGGAGTTGCAACAGTAGGTAATGGCATAATAATTTATTCAGTATTTTATATAGGAGGTTTAGAATTGAATCCCATTAAATTGATAACCACTATTGGGATTGCCTGGATAATCAATCGGCATGTGTTCGTAACCAGATAAGTTACTAAAATCATCTGTCGTATTTTTTATATCTTTAGACCTATTAATCATATCACCTCTGTCAATGGCTTGTTGTCTTTCATCAGATTGATGGAATGAAGTGAAAAATCTATCATATGCTAATTGAATTGTACATCTTAAAATAGATGATTGTCCATAAGATACTCTCATTGATTGAAGATTTTGTGGCCAAACATTTACAAACTCATAATGTGAGAGTTTTGTAGTCGCTCTTGGATTACCACTAAAATCATTACCCCTTAAAAAGGTATCTCTTTCAAATTTAGAAACATGAAGTCTCTCTTTATAAGTTTCTGGATAATTTAATCTACCATAAGCATTTTCGTTTTTATTTTGTGACAAAGGATTTATATATGTCATCCAACTTTCTAAAATTTCTAAAATAAGATGATCAGCGTCAACATAAAAAGTTAAATTTAAAGGTGGAAACTGTCTTAAAGTTGGGAATATCTCTTGAACACCTTGATGATGTCCAACAGCTTGAGTTGTTAGATATGAAGTGCCTGGAATTTCAGCTTGAGTACATAGTAAAGACATTTTTTGTTTAAATCCACTTCCAGCAGCTCTTTTACTACCAGAACTTACACTTTGTCTAAACCATTTATCTTCATTACCAAAACTAAATGAAACTTGATAAAAAGTATCAAGAGATACACGAGACACAGGATCCCGAATATCTAACATATTCTTTGGTTTAAATTCTGACTCTTTTGGAAATGACACGATAAATAAACTAGGGTTATAATACTATGTATGAGTTATAAAGGAATATATAAACCTTCTTATCCTAAAAAATATAAAGGCGATCAACGTAATATTATTTATAGGTCTTTATGGGAAAGAAAATTCATGAATTACTGCGATTTAAATGAAAATATTCTTGAATGGGCGTCGGAAGAGTTTTTTATACCCTATCACGATCCAACCACTAATCGTGTTCGTAGATATTTTCCTGATTTTTTCATTAAATATAAAGATAAGGATGGTAATATTCGTAGATCAGTGATTGAAGTAAAACCAATGAGAGAAACACTCGAACCAAAGGCGACAAAAGGTAAATCAAGAAAAACTCTTATAAATGAATCAGTTACATATGTCAAAAATCAGGCAAAATGGAAAGCAGCAAGAGAGTTTTGTGCAGATCGTAAATTAGAGTTCAAGATTATGACTGAAAAAGAATTAGGAATCAGATGAGTATTCTTCAAAACATATTGAATAAAGTTAGTGGACAAGTTAACGAAGATTTCTTTCGGCGACAATTAATACAGGAACTAGGATCTACAAACTTTGATGATGACGCTGCAGATACAGGTGGATTTGCTCCTGGCCAATTATATTTTTTTACCTATCAAGCACAGACAAAACAACCATATTATGACATGCATCCGTTATCATATGTCATTGAAATGAGAACAGGTGGATTTTTGGGTTGCAATTTACATTATTTACGTTTGAATCAAAGAGAAGAATTAGCAATGAGCTTACTAAATAACTCTGCTCAAGGTGCTGTTGCAGTTCCTCCTCGAACTTTGCATAAATATCTTTATGCTGGTGTTAGAGGTCAACCATATCGTATTCCAGAATCAGAGTGGACAGACGTAGCACAATTACCGACTGAAAAATTCGTTGATATGAGAGGAATCAGTGTTCCAAGAAGTCGCATTTACAACAAAAACTAATGGGATTAAATAGTAAAGCATTCACGGTTGACGGTAAAACATATACCGCTGGGATCGAGAATGGACAAGTACAAGAAATAATTTTAATAGATGGCGGAGTTAGTGAAGATAATGTCAGTATAAATCCAAGCAGTGATCTTTTTAATCAATTATCTGAGAATCAGGCTGTGTTAGATGCAATAAGTGTTGATACAACTGGAGCAACTGGTAATGTTACTGAAACACAATTAGCAGATAAAGAAATATTAGACGCTAATCATGATAAGAATGTTAAATCAGAGAATAACAAAAATAAAGATATAAACGAAACTACTGATAATACTGGTGGTGGTGTGGTTGCTCAAAGTGCATCACCAAGATCAACCACACCAGATACTTTAAGATACCCATTTGACATTGATATTAATCAAGATCATTTGAAAATAACACAATACGAATATGAAAGACCTAACACTCTCACTAATACAGGAGTTCAAGCGAGTAGGCCAGCTAGATATCAACCAACACCCGATGGATATCAAGCTGACACTGTAAAAGGAAAACCATATGGACAATACACAGGTGGTGTGCTTCTACCGATGCCTAAGGTAAGTGATTCAAATGGTGCAGAGTGGGGAAAGAGTGATTTAAGTGTTTTTGGTTTAGGTTTTGTGTCAATGGCGGGTGGACTTATGGATATTGCAACTGGAAAAGATACTGCTTTTGATAAACTTCAAGAGGATCTCTTAAAAAATGAAAAGGTTGACAACGAAAATTCTAGTCAAGGAAATATACTTAGACAAAATATTTTTGGCAATAAAGATGCTGGTATAAACAATTTATCAGGCGTAGGACAAGCTGGTTTAGCGATTGGAGCTCAGGAACTTTCAAAATTTGCTGGAATTAATTTATCAGCGGATGAAGTTTTAGCAAGAGTAAGTGGAAAAATTTTGAATCCGAACGCAGAACTTTTATTTCAAGGGCCTGTGCTAAGGGATTTTGGATTTAAATTTTTAATGATCGCAAGAGGTCAAAAAGAAGCTGAACAGATTAGAAAAATAATCAAATTTTTCAAAGTAGGTGCAGCACCAGTTTTCTCTGATGGCCCTGCGTTATTAGGAACTCCAAATGTATTTCAACTTGAATATAAAGCTGGAAAGAGAAATCTAGACACCGTAAATAAATTTAATGAAATGGCATTAAGAACGATTACAGTTGACTACGCTCCTGATGGATTTTGGTCAGCATATCAAGATTCACATCCTGTAGCAGTAGTTATGAGTTTACAATTTAGTGAATTAAGACCTCTATATAGAAGAGATCATGAAAATGTAGATGGAGTTGGTTACTAATGGCATATTCATCTTCGGGAAGAAGTCCTAAAAATACTTACTTCAGACAATTACCAAATTTAGATTATCCGTCACTTGCGAATGATCGCAAATCTGCGTATGACTATGATCAAGTTAAAAACATCTTCAAACGAGCTGTATTGCGTGAAGATGTTATAAACTCATATTTTCAATTCAATCAATATTTAATTGAAGGTGATGATCGACCAGATAACGTAGCGAGTAAAGTATATGGGGATGCTAACTTAGATTGGGTCGTTCTTACAACAAATAACGTTATTAACGTTAGAGATGAATGGCCAATGTCTCAAAATGATCTACAGAACTATCTTACAAACAAATATACAACAGCAGAATTATCATATGTACATCATTATGAAACTTTAAAAATAGTTGACTCTTCTCAAAAATTAATTCAACCAAAAGGAATTACAGTAGAGGAAGGTCACTCAATTACCTTTATTGATCGTGGTGTTTCCAAAACAGAATCTAAAATTGAAGCAATAACTTACCTTCAACATGAAATCAACTTAAATGATCAAAAAAGAGAAATTAATGTCTTACAAAAAGAATATGTAGAGATATATTTGAGAGATATGTCAAATATAATGTCTTATAAACCATCAAAACAATTTGTTAGTAAAAATCTTAAAAAAACAGAGAATCCAAGATTAATTTCGCCATAAAAAAGAGGTCACTTTGAGCGACCTCTGGCGTAAAAAATGGCCCGAAAATTTTTTCGGGGTATTTTCTAATTTTCAGCTAGTTTTGCAAAATAGCTGAGTGCATCTTCC